TCGAGGCCGAGCAGATCAAGGCGCAGGCGAAGTTGCAGGAGCAGCAGACCAAGCTCGCGGCGGACGCGCAGATCGAGCAGATCAAGGCGCAGACGCAAGCGCAGATGGAATCGCTCAAGGCGCAGAAGTCGCTCGCCACCGAGCAGGCGCAGATGCAGGCCGATCTGGCGGTCGAGCAAATGAAGGTGCAGATGCAGGGGGCCATCGAGCAGATGAAGGCGCAATTCACGATGGACCTTGAGGCGATGAAGAACAGCCGGGCGCAGGAGACGGAACTGGCGACGGCGCGCATCCGGGCGATGGCGCAGATTGCGAGTGCGCGCATCGCGCAGGGGGTGGACAACGAGGACGACATCGCGCAGTCGTTGCAGGTGGCCTCGCTCACCGATAGCGCGGGGGTTCTGACCCGGTCACAGCGCGATATCGGCTCGGTGCTGGTCGAGCACGACGCGGTGCTGCGGCAGTTGGGCGATGCGATTGTAGGGCTGCACGCGACGGTGGCCGCCCCGCGGCGTCTGGTGCGCGATGGCCGGGGCAAGGCGGTGGCGAGCGTGGTGGAGGACGCCCCAGACAGTGGCGGGCGTTTTGCGCAGCACGGCCCCGGTGCGGTTACGGAAAAACTGACGCGGCAGGAAGCGATGCTCGAGCAGTTGGGTCAGGCGGTAGTGGCACTGCAAGTGGCGGTGTCGGCGCCCCGTAAACTCGTCCGTGGCGCGAACGGTCGCCCGGTTGGCTCGGTCATTGACCACGGGGTGCTGCAATGACGCTGGCGATCACTCACACGTTTGTGTCGGCGATTGCCGACGACGCGGCGGCGAGCGCTGCGGGCGAGGTGCTGCCGAGCCACTGGAACGCGGTGCTGAGCACGAGCATGGCGACGGCGAAGGTGCTGGGTCGTGCGACGGCTGGGACTGGCGCGGTGGAAGAACTGGCGACCACGGGCAGCGGGAGCGTGGTGCTGGCGACCACGCCGACGCTGGTGACGCCTATCCTTGGCGTGCCGACGAGCGGGACGCTGACCAATTGCACGGGGCTGCCCGCTGCGGGCGTGGTGGGGACGGCGGCGATTCTCGGGGCGAACACGTTCACCGACACACAGACGATTGCCCTCGGTTCTTTGTCTGCCGACAAGAACGCCCTGAGCATTACCGCAACGTGGGGCAACGCTGCGACGTATACCGGCGCGATCAAAGCCAATGTCACCGATACGTCGAGCAACGCCGCATCGCTGCTGATGGATTTGCAGGTCGGAGGCACGAGCAAGTTCAAGGTCGTGAAAGATGGAACATTCAATTGCGCGCAACCTGATACTACCGTCTGCTCTGTCATAGGGTCGGCTGGGATCAGGACGACTTCCACGAATTTCGTGTTCGTAAACACAACAAACAACGCCTATGCAGGAATTGCGGCGGGTGAAGTTCACGCCGCCAGCATAGTTGGGATGTCTTCTACACTATACAAATTCAGCAACGGTTTCTCGCCACCCATATCCCCGACGGTGAGTGGCATCCTTCAATTCCCGAACACAACGATTGGCGTGCAATGCACGAACGCTGCCAACACCGACTATGCCGCACTGACAGCATTGGTTCTCGCTCAGTCTCCAGCTGCTGCTAATGGGGCGTTTCTGCGGATCAAGGGGCTGACCGAACTGACGACCATCGCGGCGGCGGCGACGACCGACACTACGATCCAGATGCCAGCCGGGGCTATTATTCTCGCGGTCAGCGTGCGGGTGACGACAGTTATTCCCGACGCCACTACCTTCACCGTTGGAGATTCAGGTCTGGCAACCCGATTCAGCACTGCGGCGGTGGACGTTGCGGCAAATTCGACGAATGCCGGAACGGCCGCTGGCGCGTACTACAACGCGGGAGCCCTCTCCGTGCGTCTGACGATGATAGGGACGCCGCCGGCAGCCAATACCGGGCGGGTGCGAGTGACGATCCACTACGTCGAGATTACCCCGCCGACTTCATAGAGGACGAAATGGCAACGCTGACCATCAACACTACCGGGGCGCAGGACAGCCGCATTGTGGTCGCCTTCGGCAAGGAACTGACCCTTGCGGCCAACGGTTCGCCGCGAAACGCCACAGCCGCCGAGGTCAAGGCGGCGGTGATCGCTTACGTTGCCGGTGTGGTCCGCAAGTGGGAACAAGCGGCGGCAGTGGATGCGGCAGTGGCAACCGCCGTGGCATCCTTGACAACCATCGACCCGAGCTAAACATGGACGACACGACCAGAATCGCATTGCTCGAACTGGCGCTGCAAGCCGCACGACAGAACCGCAACGCCGCGCTCGATCAGGCCGAGAACGTGCTGGCCGAACTCTCCTACGACCGCGCCAAGGCGGCGCAGGACAAGGCCGCCGAGCCGGTCAAGGTCAGGCGCACGCGCAAGGTGAAGGCGGACTCCTGATGGCGCTGGGCTTTCAACAAAATGCGTTCCAGGGCCCGGGCTTTCAGGGCGGGGCGGCTACCGGATCGACCGGACCGGCATCGGGGCGCGGGCTGGGTGGCGCCGGGCGTAAGCGCCGCTATGGCGAGGATGTCACCGAGCAGCAATGGCGGGAGATGGCCGATCTGCGCGACCGCTTGGCCGACATGGACCTTGCCCGCAAGGCCCCCGCAGCGTTGGTGCGCGAGGTGCGCCGCCGGGTTGGTCCCATTGTGCAGCGGGCGGAGGTCGAGCCCGAGGTGTACGCCGCCCCGGACTTCGGTCAGCCGGTGCGTCTCGTATTGGAAGGTCTGGTGGCGCTGCTCGACTATCTGGCGAAGATCGACGCGATTGAAGCACAGGCACGCGAAGCCTACGAGCAGGAATTGCGCGACGACGACGAGGCAGCGGCAATGCTGCTGCTGCACTAGCGAGCCGGCGACCCGGCAGGAGACGAAACATGAGCGAGCAAGAGCAGAGCTTCCGCGAACAGGTCGAAGCGGCCACGCCGCAGGAGCCCGTACCGGCGCCGGAAACGGCCCAGGAGGTATCCACGAGTGCCGACGAGGCGCCAAGCGCCACAGAGGCGCAGGAGCCCGCTGAGCATGTCGAGAAAGTGGTCCCGCTCGCCGCGCTGCACGAGGAGCGACGCAGGCGGCAGGACTTGCAGCGCGACGTGGACGAAGGTCGGCGCAACTTCGCCGCATTGCAGCAGCAGCAGGCGGCGATGCTGGCCGAATTGCAGCGCCGGATGAACCCGCCCCCGCCGCCGATCGACGAGGCGTCAGACCCGCTGGGAGCCATCGCGCAGCAGCAGCGGCTTACGGCCGCACAGGTTGCCCAGTTGAACGAGAATTTCCAGCGCCAGCAGCAAGTCGTGCAGGAGCAGCAGTTCGTCACCAATATCGCCAACAATGTGCGGCAGGCCGAGGCCGATTTCACGACGCGGCAGCCGGATTACCAGGAGGCGGTGACTTACCTGCGGCAGGCGAAATACAACGAGTACGTCGCCGCCGGGATGGGCGAGCGCGAGGCGTCCCAACTGGTCGTGCGCGATGCGTGGCAATTGTCGCAATACTGCTCGCAGCGCGGGGAGTCACCCGCCGAACGGGCCTATGCGATTGCCAAGGCGCTCGGCTACAAGGCGCAGGCGCAGGCCGCGGACAGAGTTGCAATGCAGCAGGCCGGGGTGCGGGCATCGACTCCGGCCGGTGGCGGCGCTCAGGGCGGTGGCAGGCTCTCGCTCGACGTGCTCGCCAAGATGTCGCCCGACGAGTTCCTGAAGGCAACCGCCGGGGACAAGTGGAAGAAGCTGATGCAGAACGCCTGACGGCGTAGTATTACCCCACGTCTCGGGGACGTTAAGCCCGCCGGTGGTCATCGCACACGTTAATCCGCGATGTGTCGCGCGCAGCGAATAGCGCAAACCACATCATCCATTTAACGTGAAGGAGCGGCCACATGGCTACTACCTCTTACGCAACCGGCAACGCCCTTGCGGTCAAGCTGTTTGCGAAGAAGCTCTTCCAGGAGGCGCTGAAGCAAACCTACTTCAGCCGCTTCATGGGATCGGGCACCAGCAACATCGTGCAACTGAAGAACGAGACCTCCAAAGGCCCGGGCGACCAGATCACCTACGGCCTGCGGATGCAATTGTCCGGTGCCGGCATTCAGGGCGACGGGCAACTGGAGGGCAACGAGGAGGGGCTTATCACCTACTCGGACGCTCTGCTCATCAACCAACTGCGCCACGCCGTGCGCTCGGCCGGCAAGATGTCCGAGCAGCGGGTGACGTTCGACGTGCGCGATGAGTGCCGCGTCGGGCTGCAAGATTGGTGGGCTGACCGGCTCGATCAGAGCTGGATCAACCAGATCGCTGGCAACACCGTGCAAACGGATACCCGCTACACCGGCAACAACGCCACGGTCGCACCGGACACCGCTCACAAGGTGTTCGTCAACGCCAACGAGTTGACCGACGCATCGATCTCGACGACGAGCATTTTTTCGTTTGCGGTGATCGACAAGGCGGTGGAGAAGGCGAAGACGGCGAGTCCGCTGATTCGTCCGGTCAATGTGGACGGCACGATGATGTTCGTGTGCCTGCTGCATCCGGTGCAAGTGACCGATCTGCGGATCACCACCACGACCGGCGGCTGGCTCGACATCCAGAAGGCGGCGATGACCGGCGGGCGAGTCTCCGACAACCCGATCTTCACCGGGGCGCTCGGGGTCTACAACAACACCGTGCTGCACGAAGCGGTGCGCCTGCCGGCGGCGACCACTGCCGTTTCGACCACGGCGCAGGCCAACACGCGGCGGGCGGTGTTCTGTGGCGCGCAGTCGGCGGTGCTGGCCTACGGTCAGAACAACTCCGATCAGGAGATGACCTGGGTCGAGGAACTTTTTGACTACGGGAACCAACTCGGCGTGTCGGCCGGGTTGATCTTCGGCGTCAAGAAGACCGTTTTCAACTCTGCCGACTTCGGGACGATCACCATCCCGACGTATGCGGCGACTCACTAACAGGAGGCTGACATGGCCGGTCAAACTTTCACTGCCACCACGCTTCCCGACCAACCGCGCAACATGGCGGACGGCATCAACATCGCCACCGCCAAGTACGTGGCGCTCACCACTTCGCTGTCGGTGTCCGACGTGATCAACATGCTCCGCATTCCCGAGGGCGCGACGATTCTGGACGGCTACATCAGCGGCAAGGTGTCGAGCACTACCGCGCTGGCGACCATCGTCAAGGTCGGGATGGGCAATGCTGCAGCGACCGATGACGACTTCCTCGCGACCGCGACGCTGTCGAGCACGACCAAGATGATCCGCTTCGACGGGTCGTCCGGTCTGCCCTACAAGATCGCGGACATCGCGGCGGCGACGTATCCGAAATGGTCGTGGCTCACGGTAACGTGCGTCTCGGCCTCGACGACGGCGTCGGTGTCGATTCAGGTCTGCGTCACGTACCTGACCGGGAATCTGTCGGGGTTGTAACCACTCACGCCCGGGCCGGTTCGCGGCTGGTCCGGGCTTTTTGGAGGGCTTGATGATCACGATTCAAGAAGGGGTAGCGCGAGCAACGGCGGCGCACCGAAGCGGCGATTTGCAGACCGCGCGGGTGCTCTATGACCAGATCATTGCCGAGCGCGAGGATTTGACTGAAGTACTGGCGTGCCTCGGCACGCTGTACGCACAGAGCAAGGACTTGGGGCACGCCATCGTGTTCCTGAAGTACGCGCTCACGCTCAACCCGAAGGACGCCGCGACGATGGGCAATCTCGCCACCGTCTACCGGATGATGGACAACAGCAATGCGAGCATCGAGTGGAACATGAAGTCGATAGCGATCGACCCGGACAATCCGGCCACGCTGTCGAACCTCGCCGGTTCCTACATCAACAACGGAACCCCGTTGCAGGCGCTGGCATGGGCCAACGCGGCGCTGGAGAAGGCGCCCGACATGGCCGAGGCGCAGAACCATCGCGCGCTGGCGCTGCTGGAGCTTGGCCGTTTCGATGCGGCATGGGTGCAGTACGACGGTCGCTTCGGCGTCCCGCAGTGGCACCGCCGCCCCTACCAGTGCCCGCAGTGGGCGGGCGAGCCGACGCGGCTGCTGGCGATTTCCGGCGAGCAAGGGCTGGGCGATGAGGTGATGTTCCTGACCTGCATCGCGCAGGTCCGGGGGCTGGTCGATGGCATCGTGCTGGAGGTGTCGCCGCGCCTGGTCAAGCTGATGCAGAACAGTTTTCCCGACATTCCGGTGTATGGGACGTGCGAGGCGCTGCTCGACGAGCAGGAGCCAACCGCGTGGACGCACATGGGCAGCGTGCCAAAGTACGTGTGGCCGGTGCAGCCGAACGCTTACCTGAAGCCGACGGGACAGTATCCGCGCCATCGGCGGCGCATCGGTATTTCGTGGCGCGGCGGGACCATGACCACGCATGAGCGGCTGCGCAATTTCCAGTTGGACTACTGGAAGCACCTGATCGCGGGCTGGCCGGCGGAGGTGATCAGCCTGCAATACGGCGATCGGGCGGGTGATGCCAAGACGCTCGGCATCGAGCACGACGGGCCGAGCATCGCGGACCTTGACCAACTGGCGGCGATGATCAAGTCGTGCGATCTGGTGGTGTCGGTGACCAACACGACGGTTCATATGGCCGGAGCGCTCGGTGTGCCATGTATCTCGCTGGTGCCGTCAAAACCGGACTGGCGCTGCGGGCAAGAGGGCGAACGCATGATCTGGTACGACTCGGTGCAGATGGTGCGCCAGCGCAAGGGCGAGGATTGGCGCGAGACGGTTGACCGGGTGCGCGCCGCAGTAGCCGAGCATTTCCCGGCGATGGTAGCGGCATGATCGCCACCGCGCAATACAAGGAGCTGAATCGTCAGTTGCATGAGACGACCCCGGAATACGGGGTGACCGGGCACCGCTATGCCGACATCGTGCGCGAGTTGATGCAGGCGGTCGGGATGCGCGACATCCTCGACTACGGCTGCGGCAAGCGCACCCTTGAGATGGCGCTGGGCTTCCCGATCACCAACTACGACCCCTGCATCCCAGGTCTGGATGAGCCGCCGCGCCCGCACGCGATTGTTGCCTGCACCGACGTGCTGGAACACGTCGAGCCGGAATGCTTGGATGCCACGCTGGCCGATCTGCGCCGGGTGACGCGGCAGATATGCTTTGTCACCATCGACCAGCAGCGGGCGCAGAAGACGCTTGCCGATGGTCGCAACGCGCACCTGATCATTGAGGGCGCGCAGTGGTGGCTGCCGCGCCTGTGGGCGGCTGGGTTCAAGATTCGCGGGATGACGGACTCCGGTCGTCGAATCAAGGCGACGCTGGCATGACGCCGCGCGTGTTCATCGGTTTCGATACCCGCCAGCCGCTCGGGTACAACGTGCTGCAACACAGTCTGCACAGGTACTCGGCGCACCGGGTGATCGTGGAGCCGTTGATCCTATCCAAGCTGCCGATCCATCGCCGAGGGCTGACCGACTTTACCTACTCGCGCTTCATCGTGCCCTATCTCTGTGGCTACGATGGTGCTGCCGTGTTCATGGACGCCGATGTTGTTGTGACTGGCGATATAGGCGAGTTGATCGAGCAGGCGGACGCGACTAGCGCGGTACAGGTGATGCAGGAGCAGCCGCGTTTCGAGTGGCCGAGCGTGATGCTGTTCAACTGCACGCGGTGCAAGGTGCTGACGCCTGAGTACATCGACGATCCGGCTAATTCGTTGATGAAACTCGACTGGGGTCCGGTCGGCACGTTCTCGCGCGAGTGGAACCACTGCGTCAACAAGATGGACCCGGCAGAGGCCAAGCTCTACCACTATACCGAGGGACTGCCGTGCTGGGAGGAGGTCATCGGCTCGCCGCTGGACAAGGTATGGCTCGACGAGTTCGCTGACATGCAACGCACCGTTGGCTGGCGCGAACTGATGGGGCAGTCGGTGCATATGCCTGCGGTGCTGACGCGCATGGTCGCGCGCAAGTTCGGCGTGCAACTGGACGTGCGGGCGCAATGAGCAAGTGGCTGCAATGGCGCAAGGATCGCTTCCTCGGGAAACCGGTGACGGACTGGTTCGTGGACGAGGACGGCACGTTCTACTGCGACCACGGGCCGATGAGCAGTGCCCAGTGCCGTTCGCTGGAAGAACACCAACTGGAAGATCGGCGGGCAGCATGAAACTCGTCCGCAACACGCACATCCCTGACAACGACGGCATGTTCGCGTCGGTGTTCGCGCGCGGCGACGTGTTCGATCTGGCCTGCCTGCAATACGGCCTCAAGCAAGTGCGCAACTTCCGCACCGCAGTCGATGGCGGCGCGCACGTCGGCTCGTGGTCGCGCTATCTGGCGCTGCGCTTCGCCAACGTGGCGGCGTTCGAGCCGGACCGCGAGAATCACGCCTGCGCGCAGGAAAACACGCTCTGGCTGCCGAACGTGTTCGTCTTTCCGTACGCGCTGGGTGCTGTGCGCGGGACCGGCGCGCTCGCCACGAGCACCAACACGGGCGCGGGCTACGTGGTGCCTGGCGATGACTTCCCGATCTGGCCGCTGGACACCTTCAACCTGCAGGACGTGGACTACCTGAAACTCGACCTTGAGGGCTACGAGGGGCAAGCCCTGCTCGGCGCGGCGGATACGATTGCGCGGTGCAAGCCGGTGGTACAGATAGAGGAGAAGGCGCGCTTTCGCCAGCGTTACCCGGACCCGTGGGCGCGCGACGTGCTGGCGGGCTGGGGCTACCGCGAGGTCTCCCGGCACATCAAGGACGTGGTGTTCGTATGCGACTAGCCTTCCTGCATATCGGGCACGACCTGAGCATCCCGACCATCATGGTTGCCTCGGTGCGCCGGCACATGCCCGACATCGACATTGTGCAGATGACCGAGCCGACCACGCCGAGCGTGCCGGGCATCACGCGGCGGGCGGAGCAGCCCTACGGCGACGAGGGGCTGATGGACTATCGCCTGCGGCACCTGTCGCTGCTCGGGGATGGGCCGCTGATCTCGCTCGACACCGACGTGATCGTGCAGGATGACCTGCGCACGGTGTTCGCGCAATCGTTCGATGTGGCGCTGACCAGGCGCTACGCGCCGCTGATGATCGGCGGCAAGGATATCGTGGCCGAGCAGCCCTATAACGCCGGGGTGATGTTCTCGCGCGCGTCTGGCTTCTGGCTCGACGCGCAGGCGCATTGCGCGTGCCTGCCGGTCAAGTCGCGCAAGTGGTTCGGTGAGCAACTGGCGATTGCGGTTATCGCCGGGAAGGGCGGCTACGACGTGCTGGAGCTCGACTGCGCGACGTGGAACTGCTCGCCCGAGGACGAGGACGAGGACGTGTCGCACGCGAAGGCCGTGCATTACAAGGGCGCCCGGCGTAAGCCGTGGATGCGAAATCGTGGATTTCTGGACATGGTTGCACTACCAGCAATACGCGCTGCTAGCGGACGAGGAGGCGAGTTGTGGCAAACAACGTAGCCGGACTGACCACGCTGATTACCAGCGACCTGACGCGCACCGACATCTCGGCAACGCAGATTCTCTACGACATCAAGTCGTCGATCCGGGATTACGAGGCGAGCCGGTTTTTTTTCAACGAGAAGGCGCTGGCGGTGACGATCAGCGCGACCAACACCTACGCCCTGACGCTGTGGGGAACCGTCGCCGCGGTCGGGGCCGACGTGGTCGAGGTCGATAGCCTGCACGCCACCGTCAACGGCATCACCTACCCGCTCGATGAAGTGAGTTACGACGAGTGGCGCGACCTTACCTCGACCACGACACTGACCGGCGATCCGCAGAAATACGCGGTATTCGATCAAAAAGTGTGGCTGTATCCGACGCCGGTCACGGCGGGCACAGCGACGATGGCGGCGCATGTGAAATACGCCGAAGTGGTGAGCCAGTCGAGCAGCAACGTGTGGACCGACGCCGGGCGGGAGTTGATCCGCTGCGCGACATTGAAGAGGCTGTGGGGGCGGCTCATCAAAGACCCGGAGCAGGCGCAGATGATGCAGATCGCAGAGACGCAGGCGCTCGCTGCGTTGCAGCGGCGCACCGACGCGCTGTCGGGCCATCGGGTTATTGGCTATCTGTAGATCATGGGCGATCTGGTCCCCATCGCGCTCGTCGGCTACGCCCCGGACCTCGATCCGGCAACGCCTGGCGTGTTCTCCTACTGCAAGGGGGTCGAGCCGACGCGGCGCGGGTGGAAGGTGCAGAGGCGGCAACTGGCAACGCATGCGACGAGCGGCGCGGCGTTTGCGACCAACAGCTACATCCTCGACGGGCTGGTGAGTGAACTCGTGGACGGGACCGAGGTAGCGCACTTCGCCGTTTACGACGCAGCGGCGGACAAGGTCAAGCTCTACGCGATCACCGGATCGAACAGTCTCGGCGACAAGTCGCGTGCGGCGTTCTATACCAAGCCGAACGGTACGACGACCAACAATGTCTCGTTCTGCCAGTACGGCAATCTGACGCTGGCGACAAATCTTACCGACGTGGTGCAGGTGCGCGATGCGTCGGGCTCGGGGGTCTTTGCCGACAGCGCGGCGACCGCCATCCCGAAGGCGAAGCTCTGCGTCACCTGGGGGCCGCCGACCAGCCCGAGGGTGATCCTGTTTCACTACAATGATGGGACCAACTACCCGGACGGGTGGTGGACGAGTCATCAGGGCGGCCCCGCGGCGGCGTGGACGGTGGACCCGGCGACCGGGGCGATGAGCGGGCGGCTGATCGGCGTCGGACCGATCCGTTGCGCCATCGCCTACGGTGATAACGTGGTCGCGTTCGGCGATCGGCAGATGTGGTTCGGTCAGTTCATCGGCCCGCCGTTCGTGATTGGCTGGAGCAAAGTCGCCAACGACATTGGCTGTTGCGGACCCTACGCCGCGAAGGTTATAAACGGCGTCCTCTATTGGGTCGGCTTGCAGGGCCTGTTCGCGTGGACCGGGCAGGGTGAGCCGCAGCGGATCGAAATCCCGATCCAGCGCACGATTGCGATGCAGGTATTTGCGGTGGGGGAGCCCGCATCGCGCAACATCCAGTTGACCGGTGACGCGACCACGCGGCGACTCTTCGTCGCCATCAAGACCGGGCCGCTGACCTCCTCAGCGGTCATCGCCGCGTTCTACAGCATCAGCTTGGACAGTCTGCGGGTTGGGCTGCCCACCGGGACGCGCGACTCTACGGTCGTCCTGTCGCAAATCTACGACCGGCTGCGGGCGGCTTACATCACTGTCGGGGCCGAGGTCACGCTGACGCAGGAGTCCGGGCCTTACGCCGCGGTGGTGGGCGAGGCGATCGGCTTCGGGCTGCCGTTCATCGGCGCGGACAAGGGCGAATCGAAGATCCAGACGCTGATCCCGCGTTTCGTGACCGCGCCGATAAGCTATCGGATGACTGGATACTTCGGGCCGACGTTCTCGGAGGCGACCAGCACGGCGCCCCCGGTCGATGTGGTGGCAACCCCGTGGCGGGCGGACATTCTGAAGGCGGCGAACTGGCACGCGCCGCGGTTCTATTTCGTCATCGACGCTTCGCACGATATGGAAGTAATCGACGTTGTCGCCGAGACGGTCGAAGCGGGGAGACGCTAAAGCGATGGCAAATGAGCAGAGTTTGCAGACGTTCAACGTCAATCGCGAGTGGTACTTCCAGCATCCAAAGCTGATGTGGGAGGGACTCCTCAGCGGCTCGTCGGCGACACTCTACACGGTGCCGGCGAAGGGGTTGCAGGGACCGCCCCCGAAGGCGATGGTGACCGAGGTGCTGATCGCAAACACCGACAGCGTGGAGCGCTCGGTGACGCTGTACTTCATTCCAACCGGCGGCTCGCCGGGGGCGGCGAATACCATACTCCCGGCGGTGCCGTTTCCGCCCAATTCGTTCACCCGGCTCGACTTCCAAACCATCATTGAGGAAGCGGGCACGATCCGCGGGCTCGCATCGAGCGCTAACGTCGTCAACGTCACTATCAGCGGGATTGAGTTCCTGCTGTCGCGGGCATGAGCAAGGGCATCAATCAACTGCCGATCGTGGTCGAGATTTCGGCGGAGCAATTGCCGAAAGGCGCCGATGCGGTAGACGATGACCTCGACGATATCGGCGGGCTGGAATACTGGGTCGAGGCCCGCGCCACAGCCTCGCCTAACAACGTCGTCCCGGTGTCCTCCTTCACCCCGCTGGGGGCGGGAACCGACATTGACGCGGCCATCGTCCCGAAGGGGGCCGGGGCGCTCCTTGCCGCCATTCCTGACGGCACAGCGGTCGGAGGCAACAAGCGCGGCGTCTACGCGGTTGACTTGCAGTTGTTTAGGAGCGGCGCTGCGCAGGTGGCGTCTGGCACCGGGGCATTCATTGGCGGCGGCGGCGTTAACACTGCGAGCGGCGAAGCATCTGCCGTCCTTGGGTACGGCAACACAGCCACCGCGGATGCGGCGATCTCTGCCGGCGGCATCGCCAACACCGCGAGCAACACCAACGCCGCGACAGTGGGCGGCGATGAGATCACCGCCAGCGGTGTTAATTCTGCCGCCGTTGGCGGCTCCGGCAACGCGGCGACGGACGTAAGTGCCGCCTGCGTTGGGGGGGACGCTAACACCGCCAGCAACAACAACGCCGCCTGTCTCGGGGGCACCGACAACATCGCCAGCGGGCGTGAGGCTGCGACCGTTGGCGGGGAGGTAGTCACCGCCAGCGGCGAGTGGGCAGTTGCGCTCGGCGGCAACGTCAATGTCGCCTCGGGTGACGCCTCTGCCACTGTCGGCGGGACCGACAACGTAGCCAGTGCCCTTGGGGCTACCGTGCTCGGTGGGACGGACAATACCGCTTCGGTAGCAGGGGCGGTCGTTCTCGGCGGCAACCTGAACCTTGCCGACGCGGCGGGTGCCATTGCTCACGGCAGCCGTGCCACCACCCACGGGGTGATCGCAGCGACCGCTCACGGCATCTCGGGAGGGGTTTTCAACTCCGCCGGTGATGCCCAGCGCGGCAACTATGTGCTGGGCATCGGCACCTCGGACGCCACCCCGGCAGTGGTCAGCGCCGACGCGGGCGCGGCAGCAGCGGGCAATCAGGTGGTGCTTGCCGGTTCTGGAACGGCCTATGCGTTCAGCGGACGGGTCATCGCCTACGCCGACAACCCGCTCGCCTCGGGATGGACGTTTGAGGGCGTCATCCGGCGGGCGACCAACGCCGCTTCCACCGCGCTGGTGGCCGCTGTGACGCCGACGCTGATCGCGCAGGACGCCGGCGCTGCGGCATGGGCGGTGGCGGTCACCGCCAACACTACGCTGGGTTGCCTCACCGTCACCGTGACCGGCGCCGCCGCAACGACGATCCAGTGGGTGGTCAGCATCGAAACCACCGAAACGCGGATACCTGGCGAATGACCTACACCGAGACTGCGGTGACTCCGCTGCTGCTCTCCGCGCTCTACGCCCGATTGTGGCCGCGCGGGGTGGAGGAGATTCGCCGCGTCGGGATCACGCTCGCTGACGCCTACCAGAGCATGCTCGAGTGGGCCAAGGCGGGCAGGAGCGGGGTGCTGCTGGCCGATGGCGAGCCGGTGCTGGTGTGTGGCATCTATCCTGACGCTGCCGGGGCGTTTACATGGATGGCCGCGCGCGATGACTTCGAGCGTCACTACCGGGCGATGGTGCGTACGATGCGCCACGAATTGGCAAAATGGCCGGGAACGGTCTACATTTACTCGGTCTGCGTGGACCAGCGCGCGGAACGTTTCTTCAACGCGCTTGGGTGCGAGCGCGACGGCTGGGCGGGGCGCACGCCGACCGGCGCGGCGTTGTATCGGTTTACCAGGAGGTAGCCATGTGCATGGGCGGCGGTAGTGGTGGCAATAGTGCAACGCAGGAATTCAAGCCTCCGTCGTGGACGACGAGCTACGGCGCGGCGGGGCAGGGGCCGTGGCAGGACTATGCGCAGAAGGCGATCAACGCATCGAACGCCATCGGCCAATACGATCCGTATCCCGGGCAGACCATTGCCGACATCACGCCGGAGCAGCAGGCGGGACTGTCGCTGACCACGCGCACGGCGATGAACTCCTCGCCCGACGTGCTGGCGGCGCGCGGCAACATTCAGGACACCGCGGGCGGGCGTTATCTTACCGGGGATCAGTCCAATCCGTACTTGCATCACGGGTTCGTCAACAGCGTCATTAGCGACAACGCGGCGAACATGGTGCAGGCGCACCGGCAGGGCGGGGCGGCGCAGTTGGACGCCGCCGCGGCGCGGGCGGGTGCCTTCGGCGGCGCCGGTCACAACCAATTGATCGCGCAGAGTCAGGGCGCGCTCGATCAGAGCATCGGGCAGATGGCGAATCAGTACCGGCTTGGCGCACAGGGCTTGCAGAGCGCTGGCTGGCAGAACGAGCGAGCCAACATGATGCAGGCGAGCGGGGCTGCGCCGCAACTGCAAAACATGGATTTGCAGGCGGGTCAGGCGCTGACCGGCGTGGGCGACGTGTACCGTTCCTACAATCAGGATCTGCTTAATGCCGGTCTCTCAGATTGGAACGCCCGCAAGCAGGCGCCGTTGCAGGGGCTCGACGTGCTGGGCAACGCGCTGGCGCGAGCGAGCGGCAACGTCGCCGGGGGGAGTTCGACGACGATGACCAACGGGTATCAGGCAAGCCCGTACGCCTCGCTGCTCGGTCTCGGCGCGCTCGGGTACGGTCTGTACGGGATGCAATAGGAGACGACTATGTGCGGCGGATGGCAAGGACAAGGTGGCAGGATGAATGCTGGTGGGTGGCAGCGGAACCAACGCCCGTCGCCATTTGGACAGAGTCCCGGAACCTATGGGATGCCGCGCGACGGGACTCACGCGCCGTATGTGCCCCCCGTTTACACCGGGGCAAGGAATCCGATATTCACCAATCCGGGGGCTCCGAATTGGCAAGGCGGTGGCGGTGGCCCGACACCAGAGGGAGACGTGATGCCGCCGCCGTTAGATACGGTCGGGCAACAGCCAACCGGATACGGCGGGCCACCGCCAGCCGGGCCGGGCATGCCGCCGCCACATACGCCGATGCAGTCGCCGATCAACAACGCCGGCATCAATGATGTGCAGGCGATGATTCAGCGCCTTCAGGCGCAGGGCAATCCGCAAGCGGACATAATGCAGCGCCTTGTGCTGGAGCCGATGTTGCGAATGCATAACAAGGGCTTGCAACAGAAAGGCGGGCTGCTCGGGCCGCCAACTACACCTAACGGCATGTAGTCATGTGCGGCGGCTGGATCAAGGATCACAAGAAGGAGTTGCTTGCCGCGGCGGCGATCGCCGGGGTCGGAGCGGCTACTGGCGGCTTCGGGCTGCTCGGCGCGGGAGCGGCCGCCGGGGCGGCCGGGGGCACAGCGGCAGGGGCCGCCGGAGCCGCCGGAGCCGTAGCTGGGGATGCCTTCCTGCCCGGCTTGCTCGCGGGCGCGTCGGGCTTCCCGGAAGCCGCGGCGATCACTGCCGGGGCGGCGGGTGCCGAGGGCGCGGTGGCGGGGGATGCGTTCCTGCCGGGATTGATTGCTGACGCGCCGGGGAGCGGTATCCGTGGCGGGGGGCTGCTCGGCTCGCTGGGCAAGGGTGCCGGGCGGTTTGGCCGTGCCGCGCACCTCGCGCAGATAGCCGGTGGCGGGCAGCAGGAACCACAACCGCAATTCGCCCCGATGCCGCAGGGGCAGCAGACGGTCCCGGCGGGGGCGAGTGCGCCGAGCATCGCCGAGACGTATCCTATTGATGTGATCGACCCGGAGAAGCGCCGCCGGATGCTGGCACTGGCGCGGATGTACGGAGGACGCAATGGCTAACTGGGACGTAAGCATTTACGGGAACATTCCCACGATCACAGAGGGAATGCGTACCGCTGGGCAGGGGCCGTGGGGTCCGCTGTTGCCCGGCGAGACGTATCTCTACGATGACGGTAACGGGAATATGACTTACGTCCGCTACGAGCCATCGACGGGCGCCGTTATCAGTAACAACACCGGACTTCCGGTCGCTACCGGGGGCGGCGATCCTCCACCTGCCGGCCCGGTGGTCGATACCGGCGGCACGGCGGGCGGCCCGCCGACCACGCCCGGCGGTGGTGGCGGAAGCGGCTCCCAGCCGTATGCCCTGCCGATGTATCCGCTCACCGAGGGGATTGGCCGGGTAGGCTACGAGGGGCTGGCTCATCAGTTGTCGGCGTCCCTGTTGCCGCGCGACCACAACGTGCAGGAGTACGGGCGCTGGGACTTCGGTGCGTCGGGTGGCGGTGGCGGTGGTGGCGGTGGTGGCAACGAATGGCCCCCGCCACCGCCTCCTCCGGGCGGTGAAGGTCCGATCAATCCGCGCCAGCCGCACGTGCCCCCGGGGATGCCTCCGTCGCCCATGCGGCCGCCGATGCCGCCGATCTTCCTGCCGCGCGATCCTGGCGGTCCCGGCGCACCGCCTCCACCGCCCGCTCCGCCTTTTGGTGTTCCGTCGCGGACCTCGCCGACCGGCGGGCTGCTCGGTGGGCAGCGCGGTGGTGAAGTGCAGCAGGGGCCACGTTTCCCGCTGCCAGGTGGTGGCGGTGGTGGCGGTGGTGGCAGCCCCGGATATCCGCGTCAGAAGTCGTATTCCGAGGGCAACCCGATCGGGCTATTGGATACCGGCGCGAGGAGCGGCGGCTCGCGCGTCAACCTGTTGCCATCGTCGGGGCTGTTGCAAGGCAGGACGCCGGTCAACACGGGCGCCCCCCCAGCCAAGGCAGCCGCCGGAGGGCTGCTCGGGACGCAGCATGGTAGTTTTGGCCCGACCCCGCCCGCGGGACAGACCTACGGCGGGGATGTCACCGCGCTGGGTGCCAGCATGGCAGCCGGGGGCGCCGGCGTTCCGTCGTGGGCGCAGCACACCTTCGACAATCCAACGGAGGCATGGCAGAGCAACTGGAACGCGCTTCCGGCGCACCTGCGCCCGGCGTTCGTCATCGCCGATCAGGGCCGTACCACGGGCGGGGGCGTCAACGCACTCGGCTATCTGCTCAAGGATATGGGCTACTCGGATTCGGCGGCGACCTACCAGCGCGCGCTGCTCTCAGGCATGAAAACCGCTACCGGCCAGCAGTACGCGATCCGGGACGGCGTGCTGAACCAGATCGACGGTTCTACCGGGAAGGCTACGTTCAACCCGCTGGCGACGTTGGCGAACGCGACCGGCTACATGCCGATGCTGGCGAGTCAGTCCCCGCTCTATGCGGGCTGGCTCAACGCGGCGATAGCGAAGGGGGGCTGAGATGGGACTCTTGGACGCCTACGGCCCGACCGACGAGGACCGCAAGCAGGCGAAGCAGTTGGGCCTGCTGCAAGCCGCGTTTGCGCTGATGGGTGCGCAGAAGGGCCGCGAGATGGAAGCGCTCGGCCGCGCGGGGTTGCTGGGGATTGCGGGCTACAACCAGGAATTGCGCGATGTCGGCAAGGAGCGGCTGCAAAATGTCGCCGCACGGATGGGTATCCGGCGCGAGGAGCGCGAGGAGGGCGCGTATCAGGCCGCGCAGCAGCAGGCGCAGGCACTGGAGTTGGCGAAGCAAGGGGCGATGATGCGCCCGCAGCAGGCGATGCCGGAGTACGGGCCGCCGACCGAGCAGGGCGCGATGCAGCCGCCGGTCGCGGCCCAGCCGGGCGGGTTCGACTTCGCCCGCTACGCGCAGAACTTGGCTCCGATCGCGCCGGAGAAGGCGCTGGCGTTGCAGCAATCGCTTGCCAAGCCGACGAGGAAACTGAAGGAAACCCGCTCGATGATGATGAACGGTCAGCGGGTGACGGTGAACCTCTATGAGGACGGCACGCATGATGTGCTGCCGTACTCGCCGGATGCGGAGAAGGCGCACTTTACCAACGTCGGCAATGCGGTGGTGCCGGTAGATCCGTTCACCGGCAAGCCGATTGGTGGTGGTCTGCCGATCAGCCAAAGCCCGGATGCGGCGGCGAGTGTGGCGGCGCAGGTGCGCGGGCAGAATCTCTCGGCGCAGACGGCGCGCGAGGGCCACGCGATTACGGCCGCTGGGCAATCGCGTCCGCAATGGGACGCGACGGCCGGTCAATGGATGTTCCCGCCGCGGTCTGGGGTGGCGGGCGAGGCGGTTACGCCGCAGGGCTTCAATCCTGGAGCAGGAAAGAAAGAGGTTGCGAGTCGAGCGGCGGTCGCCATCGTGGACAAGGCAAAGCCATTGATCGAGGCAGCGACTGGAAGCTATGTCGGATCGGGGCTGGATCAACTGGCACGAGTGTTTGGGATGAGCACCGAGGGTTCACTTGCTATCGGTAAGCTCAAAGTACTTGAAGCGGCGTTGGTCCTGAATCAACCTCGCATGGAGGGGCCGCAATCCGACCGCGATGCACAACGGTATACGGAGGCGGCCGGCGCTATTGGCGATCCTACGGTTCCGGCAGAGCAAAAGCTAGCTGCGGTTGAGACAATCAGGGATTTGCACCAGACCTATGGTGGAATCTATGGAACGGCGGGCAGCGGTGGGCGTTCGGCTTCCGGCAAGATCAGCGGCGTGCTCACGCCAGAGCAGCAAGCGGCGTACGACAAATTGCCGGCGGGCGCCGAATACATTGGGCCTGATGGCAAGAGGCGGACCAAGAAATGAGCGATTGGCGAGATGACCCGGTAGTATCGTCTTGGCAGGACGATCCGGTAGTCGAGGACGAGCCGAAA